AGCTGCTCATCGAGTGCATGAAGCTCGACGGCATCCCGTACACCCGCGGTTTCGACAACGAAACCATCCGCGCCGCGTTCTCCAGCGTGTCGCTCCCCGGCATCCTGTCGAACGTCGCGAACAAGAAACTCCTCCAGTCCTACGAGGCGCAGCCTGTGATCGCCACGAAGCTCTGCTCGACCGGCGACCTCAACGACTTCAAGGAGAACGACCGCTTCCGTCTGACCGACGTCGGCGATCTGCTCCCGGTCGCCGCGGACGGTGAGATCAAGGAAGGCGGTCTCGTCGAGGAGAGCGCCAAGAACCAGCTCGACACCTACGGCAAGAAGTTCTGCCTGACCCGGAAGATGATCATCAACGACGACCTCGGGGCGTTCATGAAGGTCCCGACCGCGATGGGCAACCGCGCCGCCCGGCTGATCGACCAGCTGTTCTTCTCGCGGCTTCTGAAGAACCCGGTGCAGGCGGACGGCAAGGCGCTGTTCTCCAACGCCCACCGGAACCTCATCTCCGGCGCGACCTCGGCGCTCTCCGCCGACAGCCTCAAGAAGGCGGTGCACCTCTTCCTCGATCAGGTCGACGCGGACGGGCAGCCGATCAGTGTGGAGCCGAAGTTCCTGCTCGTGCCGACCGCCCTCAAGCACCTCGCCATCGAGCTCACCAAGGGCGCAACACTGATCATGGGCGGCGGAGCCGAGCAGACGATCCGTCCGGCGCTGAACGTCCTCGCCGACGAGAACCTGACGGTCGTGAGTTCGCCGTACCTCGGCAATGCCGCCTACGACGGCGCGAGCCAAATCGGGTGGTACCTCTTCGGCGATCCGAGAACGGTCGACACGTGGGAGATCGGCTTCCTCAAGGGCAAGCGGACCCCGACCGTCGAACGCGGCGAGACCGACTTCAACACGCTCGGTCTTTGGTTCCGCGTGTACTTCGACCTCGGCGTCCGTGAGCAGGACCATCGCGGGATGGTCAAGGCGACCGGAGCCGCCAACTGACGCGGATGAACACGAGTGCCGGGGACGCCCGTCCACGGCATGAATCAGGCAAATCAACCCAAGGAGTATAATACCATGCTTGCTCGTTTCGTACAGAAGGGCGAATCCGTCGACTACCGCCCCGACACCCCCGTCGCCGCGGGCGACGTCATCGTTCAGGACACCCTCGTCGGCATCGCGCGGCTCGACATCGCCGCGGGAACCCTCGGCAGCCTGGCCGTCGTCGGCGTGTTCGACGTCGCCAAGGCAGAAGGTCAGATCCCCGCCGGAGCCGCAGTCTACTGGGACGCCGAGGAGAAAAAAGCGACCCCCGTCTCCGGCTCCAACCACTACCTCGGCAAGGCGATCCAGAACGCCGAAGCCGGAGCGGAAACCGTCCGCGTCCTGCTCAACGCCGCCAGCGATTTCGTCACTTCGCAGGGGAACACGGACGCCATCGCCGACCTGGTCGATCAGTCCGGCGGAACCGCCTCGGACATCGTCCCCGTCTCGGACGCGGGGAGCCGCGACGCGGTCGCCTCGCTGACCGCGAAGGTCAACGCCGTCCTCGCCGCACTCCGCGCCGCGGGCGTCATCGCGACGGAGTGATGGGACTGCTGGAAGATGCGGCCGCGTGGCTGAACGACCGGCGTGAGGAACGTCTCTCCGTGCCGATAGAGTATCGGTCGGTCGACGGATCGATCGTCGAACTGACCGCTACGGTCGGGCGGACGCTCTTCCGCGCGGAAACGGAATACGGATCGACGATCCGGGTGGAAAGCCGGGATTTTCTCGTGAGTGCGGAAAATCTTCCCGGCGAGCCGCATAGCGGCGACCGGATCGTCCACGCCGGGAGGGTGTACGAAGTCCTCGCCCCCAACGGGGAGCCCGTGTGGCGCTGGTCGGGACCGCAGCACGTCACCCGCCGCATTCACACCAAGGAGATCGGAGGTATATGATGAATGAAGAAGAAGTTCCCAACCTCCGCGACGTCTGGGAGCAGCTTCAGCAGGCGCGGCTCGACATCGCCGAGCTGCGGGGGATGCTCTCGATGCACTTCCGCAACGGCGAACACCACCATCCGCCGTGCAAGCCCGCCGCGGACATGCAGAAGACGATGCTTTCGGCGGTCGGCGCGGCGCTGCTCGCGCTGCTCGCCGCCATCGGCAGCATCGTCGCGGAATTCGTGCGGAGGTGAGGATGTCCGACGTCGTCAGACTCGCCGAGGCGGTGGCCGCGGAGCTCGCGGATTACCACGCCGAGGTGTCTTTCTGTCCGGAGTTCAAACTCCGCGACATCGATGAAATGAAGGTCGTGGTGGTACCGCTGGGGGTGGAATACAAGACCATCAGCCGCGCCGTGCATGAGCAGGTGCTGAAGGTACAGATCGGCTTTCTGAAGCGGTGCGACGAGGACGCCTTGAGCGGACTCCTCCGCACGGTGGAGGAACTCGGTCTGGGCTTCCTCGGCAGAAAACTCGCCGACGCCACCTGCTTCGGCGTGGCGTACAATCCCATCTACTTCCCCGAGCATTTCCGGGAACGGCGGCAGTTCACCTCGGTCATGGAACTGTCGTTCAAGACCTTCTCCCCCTGATGACCGACGCCAGGGTCCGCGTCGAGTTCGATCCCGCCGCGGTCAAGAACGCCGTCCGCAGGGGAGCGGTCAGATCCCTCCGGCAGGCGGGCGCTTACGTCCGCAAGGCCGCGCGCCATGCGGTGAGGAAGTCCGACAGCTCCTCAGCGCCCGGAACCCCGCCGCACACCCGGCGGGGTCTGCTCAGGAATTCGCTCCTCTTCGGAGTGGAAAAAAGCCGTCTGGCCGTCGTGATCGGCCCCGCCTACACGTTCGTGGGAATTTCCATGACCGCCCACGAATTCGGCGGTCAGTACCGCGAACGCAGGTATCCGAAGCGCGCCCTGATGGGTCCCACGCTTCAAAAGACCGCCCCGCAGATCTCCAAAATGTGGGCGGACTCAGTCAAATAGCAATTCGGAAAGGATTTTTTCATGGCAATCGTACTCGGCCTTGATGCAAAACTCTTCCGCGGCGCGGCCGGAAGCCGCGCGGCGACGGAGGTCACGAACGTCAAGGATCTGACTCTGAACCTCGAATCGGGCGAAGCCGACGTCACCACCCGTGCGACCAAGGGCTGGAAGGCGTCCGTCGCCACGCTGAAAGAGGCGTCGCTGGAGTTCAGCATCCTCTACGACCCCGACGATGCGGACTTCGCCGCCTTCAAGACGGCGTACTTCAGCAATACGCCCATCGCACTGTTCGTATCCGACGGTCAGGACACCGCTCACGGACTCGACGCGGACTTCTCCATCACGGCTTTCAGCATGGAACAGCCGCTGGAGGAGGCGATCTCGGTGAGCGTCACGGCCAAGCCGACCGCGTCCGAGCGAGCGCCGGAGTGGGTGTAGGCAAGGTTAGCATACCTCCGCAAGCCTCTTCATGAAAGCTCAATCTGCGGAGGGTTTCCCCTGCTACGCGAGCGCAAGATTCTTTTTCTTGCGGGGTCTGCCGCCCTTAGTGCCGTTGTGACGGCTGGCGGCGGCCTTTCTCGCGGAACGGATGTTGCCGAGCGTCCGGGCCGCGCTGCGGTTCCGTGCGCGAAGCCATGCATCCACCGAAATCTTCTCCGGGAAACGCTCCGGTTCCTCCAGCGACTCGATGGAAAGATCGATGCCGAGGGAGTTCCAGTAGACGCCCCAGCGGTCGGCGGTCATGTCGCGCAGTTCAACCGCATTGCAGTATTCGAACCACGGGAAATCGGTGTAACGCAGGAAATACTCCTTCCCGTTGACGAGGATGGCGATGCCGTCCGGAAGAGTGCCGAGGAAGCAGGTCTTATTCTCCAAGGTACTTATTCCAAGCATCGATGCAAAGCTGTTCATTTTTCTTCACCTCCTGCAGAAGCTCGTTGAGCATGGATTCGTTGATGTGTCCCTTTATGGACGCGACTGATATTTCCGGTTCAAGCCAAATCTTCACATTGGCATCGTCACTGATCGCATGAACATGACGCCGCCTCTCTTCGAAGCTGTACCAGAACCGTATCACGAATTCCTTATATCTGAAGATAAACGGCATTTCGGCAAATTCCTTTCGTCACCGTCAGCAATATAAAACCTATCGTTGGGTTTTTCAAGCCTTAATTCATTCAAAAAAGGATTTTTTCAATGAAAAGCTTCACCGACAACATGGGCCGCACGTGGACGCTGGTCGTCAACGTGGCGGCGATCAAGCGCGTTCGGGCGCTCTGCGGGGTCGACCTCAACGCCATCGTCGAGGTGGACAAGGACAACAATCCGACCGCGGAATTGTTGGAGCGGCTCTCCACCGATCCGGTACTGCTCGTCGACGTCCTGTACGCCGTGTGCAAACCGGAGTGCGACCAGAAGGGGGTGACCGACGAGGATTTCGGAGCCGCAATGGCGGGGGACGCCATCGAACAGGCGACTTCGGCTCTGCTCGACGAGGTGGTCGATTTTTTCCCCGAGGCGAAGCGGACGGCGCTGCGGAAGATCCTCGCCGCGACCCGCCGCTTCGAAGCCCTGGCGAAAAAGAGGCTGGAGGATCTGCTGGCGGACGGCAAGTTCGAAAATCAGCTGGTCTCAAAGCTGGAACAGTTGACCGGCTTGTCTGCGAGTGCGCCGGGATCTGTGGAGTAGACCCCGATCCGTTCAAGCTCCGCGAACTGATCGCGATGGCGGAGGGACGGGGGAAATTGGAGTGGGCGCAGACCTCCTCCCTGATGGCGCTGATCGTGAACATCACCCGCGATCCCCGGAAGAGCACGGGCGCTAAGCCTGCGGACTTCAACCCCTATTATCGAAAACGGAAACCCACGATCAAGGTCCCGGCGAGTGTGCTCAGGGACGTCTGGTGCAGAAGAAAGGATGGTGACAAATGAGCGGTGCTTCGGGCAATGTGAGGGCCGGCAGGGCATTCGTCGAAATCCTGCTCGATCAGACGAAACTTGAGCGCGGCCTGAAGCAGGCGCAGACGAAGCTGAGGAACTTCGGGAGTTCGCTCACGAGCGTCGGCAAAAGCATGCTCATGACGGCGACGCTGGCGGCAGCTCCCATCGCCTACGCCACGAAGACCTTCGCCGACTTCGACGATCAGATGCGCATGGTCAAGGCGGTCTCCGGGGCGACC